TTTTTGTGATTCTTGAGCTCTCTCATCTTCATCTGTTATATTAGGAATAGTTTGAAGTAATCTTCGTTGTGCTTTAAAATTAAATTTATTAATTTCATTTAGCTCTTTAAAATTTAAAGGACGAATATCAAATTTAATATTTTCTAGTTCAAAATTGTCAATAAACGTTCCACCGGCAAAATGTCCAATCATAGTTTGTATACTAATTTCATAGCTATTATCTTCACTACATTCAACACAAGTACTATCCATGTTAAAAGTTTCGCCATAACTTGACATACGAATTGCACTTAGTATAGTATAGATATCTGTCATAGGAATTTCCCATGGATTTTTAATACTAGGAATACAATTTTTAATTATACTAGCAGTAGCATTTCCACTTAACAACGCATCTGGAGTTTTAGTTCCAATTTCGTCACTAGCAGTCATACTAAACACGTCTAAGTCTTCATGTGCGGTTAAAGTTCCAGGAGCATACCATCGGCCTTTACTTGGTAGGTCTATAGACTGCTTTGGCTGTCGTTGATATTTTGCTAATGGTGATGGCATATTTGTTCCTTGCTAAATAGTATAATAGTACAAGTATTTAGTAGTGTCAAAGTGTATGATTTGTATATGTGGCTCTAAATATTAATTAAGGATATATTATGCCAGAAGGTACAGAAAATGTTGAAAGATTAGGCGAAGAAGCAAGAAAAGCTAAAGATAATTTAGCCACTTTTGCTGCACAGCTGGGGCTAGGCAAACCTTCAATATCAGGAGCAGTTAAGAGCTTTGGCAAATTAGGTGCATCTGCTAGTACAGCTGCTAAATTTTTAGAAAATCAAGTTGGACAATACCAAACTTTAACTAAATCTGGAATACATTTCGGAGGCAGTTTAGAGAAGATGATGCAAGCCTCAACAGCTGCAGGTCTTAGCATAAAAGAAATGACAGGGTTAACTGCGGCTAATAGTGAAATGCTTGCAGGATTTGGTGGAACAGTTGACACTGGTGCGGCTATGTTCTTGATGAATATGAAAAAGATGCGAACGTCTGGCAACCAATATGGTATGGAACTTAGAAATATTGGCTTAACGCACGAAGAAATCGGCGAAGCTATGATGCTAACAGCACGTATGGAGATGATGTCAGGCAAAAAAGCAGGTGCTAACCAGGCTAGTCTGCAAGAAAGAACAGCAAAATATGCTAAAGACCTAGACCTGCTATCAAAATTAACTGGTAAAAGTGCTGATGCATTGAAGAAAGAACAAGCAGCATTACAAAGACAAGGTGATTATAGAGCAAAGATGATGGGTAAAGATCCAGTAATTGCGGCTGAACTACTTGCAGCATCTTCTGAAGCTGCAGCACATGGATTTGATGATCTATTTAAAGATATGATGATTAAAGGCAGAGCATCACAAGAGACTGCATTGAAAGCTGGTATGTCACCTAAGTCAATGGCTTTGATGAAGAAAATGTACGATGCTATGGAATCTGGTAGTCTAGAAGGTATTAAATCAGCAAGAGCAAACTTAACCGCAGCAATGATACAAGACAAAATGAACAACCGACAGTTGGCTATTCAAGGAAATACTACTAAAGCTACAAGTGTTGCAGCTTCGATGTACGCAGATTCAACTGAAGCAGCTATGAAAATACAGTCTGAAGTAGCATACAAGCGGAGCAATAATGAACTAGGTTCATTAAAAGAAACGAATGATTTTATTGCTCAAAGAACTAAAGAATTAAAGGCGAAGGCTAAGAAAGAACAAGACGACCAACTAGCACTAGGAAAAGATAAAGGCGGAAAGACGGATGTGCTGACAGCAGTATTAAGAGGACAAGAAGACTTAATAACTGCGGCAGCAGGTGTACAAAAAGACGTTACTACTAGAATATATAGAGAAGCATTTGGTCCAATGTTGAAAGAATTAGGAAGCTATATTTCATCAAATGTACCCGTACAAAAAGGAGCAAGAATAGCCACTGATGTAGCGTTAGGAACACTTGGTCCAAAAACTATTCCAGGTTCAGCAACTACAGACCAGATAAAATCAATAATAGATACATTAAATATTAAGGTTAATAGTGGAGATGGAGCTGCAAGTGAAAGTTTACTTGCAATTCGAGATTTACTTAACGATGACAACACCATTAAAGACCCATCCTTAAAAGGTCAAACAGAGTTAACAACCGCACTTAATAGGGCAACGTCACAAGCCAACCAATTAGCTATGCCTAGAATAAAAGGTAACACAAAGGTTAATCCAGACGATAATTTTAATTATAACAACGGTACTCCAGGAATTTCTAATGCTATGAAAGGACTTACTTCCTTTGCATCAGCAACACTAGATTTTGGCAAGAAAACAGCAGTAAATTTACACGGTAACGAACTTGTAATGACCCAAGCACAAGCAAAACAATTAGATGAGGGCATTGCTAAAATACGTTCAGTCCTTCCATCATCAAATAATTCTAAAACAGGTTCAGCCCTTCCAACAGAACAGTCGTCATCTGGCGCCAGTAACGGCTCTGCATCACGTCAGGGCAACATAAGTAATATTAATAATGCATCTCAAGATGATAGAAATAATGCATCGCAAGGTGGTGCAAATATGGCAGAGGCTCAAGAAGAGATGAAAAAAATGTTTTCTAAAATGTTAGAGATACAAGATAAAGGACCATCTTCAGAAATATTTGAAGATATGGCATCAAATATGAAAATGGCAGCTAGTGGCATCGGAAGCCAATTATTAGAACAGAAAAATTTAGCTAAGGTTACAAAAAACTTAGGCAGTTTAGGAAATGCGTTTAGCAGAGGAGTTTTCACTAGATGAGTTGGAAAAAATACTTTACACCAGTAACAACTGAAGATAACACAACTGGAAGTTATTCGCCATTTAGTAATAGGAACACAGGTTCACAACCTGGACCTGCACGTACTAATTACAGTTCTTATCTACCCGATGTATACGTCGGAAGTCCAAATCGTGTAGAACGTTACGGTCAATACAACACTATGGACAACGATTCAGAAGTTTGTGCAGCTCTTGATATACTTGCAGAATTTTGTGCTCAGGAAAATAAAGAAAACTCAACTAGTTTTAGGTTTGAATTTAATAAAAGTGCAACTAATAGCGAAGTAACTATTTTAGGACAGTACCTACGGCAATGGAGTAAATTACAAAATTTCCAAACTCGCATGTTTAGAATTATGCGAAATGTGTTTAAGTATGGCGATGCATTGTTTGTTAGAGATCCTGAAACTAAAAAATGGTTTCATATTGATCCTGCTAAACTAACAAGAATTATCGTTAATGAAAGTGAAGGCAAAACACCTGAGCAATATATTATTAAAGATTTAAACTTAAACTTTACTGAAATGGTAGCAACTACACCGCATATTACTAATGGAAACATTACAGGTGGAGGCAGCGGATATCAAACTGGTGGTGCTAGAGGAATGATCGGAAACGCTCCACAGCAAGCAGGTTCTAGATTTCAAACTGGTGATGGCGAAGTTGCTGTTAACGCTGAACACATTGTACATCTTAGTTTAAGCGAAGGCTTAGATAATAACTTTCCGTTTGGTAATAGTTTACTTGAAGGTATATTTAAAGTATACAAACAAAAAGAATTACTTGAAGACGCAATTATTATATATCGTGTACAACGTGCACCGGAACGTAGAGTATTTTATGTTGATGTAGGTAATATGCCAACACACCTTGCTATGCAATTTGTTGAAAGAGTTAAAACAGAAATACATCAAAGACGTATTCCAAGTGCAACAGGCGGCGGTGCAAATGTAATTGATAGTTCATATAATCCTTTGTCAATTAACGAAGATTATTTCTTTCCACAAACTGCTGAAGGTAGAGGATCTAAAGTTGAAACACTGCCAGGCGGTACTAACCTAGGAGAAATTGATGACCTTAGATATTTTACTAATAAGCTCGTACGTGGTTTACGAATCCCTTCAAGTTATTTGCCAACCGGGGCTGACGATGCAGCTAGTTCTTACAATGACGGAAGAGTCGGAACAGCATTTATTCAAGAATTAAGATTTAACAAATATTGCGAAAGACTACAAGGTCTTGTAACAGAAACATTTGACAAAGAATTTAAATTATTTTTATTAGATAAAGGTATAAACATTGATACGTCAATGTTTGATTTAAAATTTCAGCCTCCACAAAACTTTGCAGCTTACAGACAGTCAGAACTTGATAATGCTCGTGTACCGACATTTACACAGATGAGTGCAATACCATATGTATCAAATAGATTTGCACTAGAAAGGTTCTTAGGACTTAGTAAAGAAGAGATTGCAGAAAATGAAAGACTGTGGAAAGAAGAGAATGATGAAAACTTAGTAGCACCAGTTGGTGATGCTAGTGGAGAAATGAGAAGTGTTGGAATTAGCTCAGCTGGAATCAGTGCAGACATAGACGGTGCTGAAGATATACTTGATTTAGATGTAGCACCAGAAGATGGCGGACCAGGTGCGCCACCTGAAACAGTAACAGGAGACGCATTAGGCGGCGGTGCTCCTCCGGCCGGAGAGGTATAAATAATAGTATGATACTACGTGAATTATTTTATTTTGATAAAGAAACACTTGATCCGATTCAAGACGATCAGTACGAACCAGAGTTTGATCAATCAATAATAGATCCTGACGACACTAGGAAAACAAGACTAACTTTATCACAGATTAATAGGGCTAGAAAAGGTGCTGAAATGCATTCAAAGGAACAATCTAAAGAATTAGATATTGTACGGCAAATGTACGGACTTGCTGCACAGGCGGCAGCAGCCGGTGTTTAAGTTTAATGGTAAAACTAAACAAAGCTGATTACACAAAAGACCAGTGGCGTAAATTAAAAGAAAAAAGAAAAATAGAAAAAGCTGAAAAAAGAGCAGCTAAAGCTATTAAAGTTATTACACCACGAAATCTTCCTAGCAATCCAAACGACAGTCAAACATTTTTTGTTTTAGGAAATGGCCTAAGCAGGATTCCTGTTGACCTTAACAGTTTAAAACAATACGGCTTAGTATTTGGATGTAATGCATTATATCGAGAGTATGATCCTGATTACTTAGTAGCTGTTGATGTTAAAATGGTTTTAGAAATTAACAAACACAAATATCAATACAAAAATTCACAAGTTTGGACAAATCCAAATAAAGCATATAGTAATATGTCTAAATTTAACTTCTTTCAACCTAGTAAAGGATGGAGTTCAGGACCTACAGCAT